GGCAATGGGTTTGGGCAGTGCAAGATTGTTGGACTCTCGCACGAGATTGGTACAAGCAGGAAGGATTAGAGTTAAGAGATTGGGATAGACCAGACGATCCAGAGCAATTTATCAATGCTCCGATGTTTGATGGAGCGTATGAGGCCACAGGGTTTCGGTTGTTAAAAGATGAGAAATTAATGAAAGGAGATTTGTTATTAATGTCGATTGGATCGCCTGGATTAAATCATTGTGCGGTGTATTTAGGAGATGGAAATATATTGCATCATCTTCAGAATCGCTTGAGTTGTAGAGATTGTTATGGGGATTGGCTACAATCATGCACAGGTAAGAAATTAAGGCATGAGGAAAGTAAAACTATATGGGGAATTGGCTGAATTTACAGGCAAAAAAGAGATTATTGCGGATATAGCTGACGTAGCAGAAAGCGTAAGGATGTTAGTGGCTAACTTTGCTGGGTTAGAAAATCATATGGCCAATAATCAATACGTCGTGACAGTAGGAAATACATCAATAGGAGTTGACGAATTAAATGATCCTATTGGTAAGGAAGAAATACTAATTACACCTGTGATAGCTGGAGCTGGCGGAAATGTAGGGAAAATTATTTTAGGTGTTGCTTTGATTGCTGCTGCTGTTTATTTTGCTCCTGCTGCGGGTATGGGCGGTGGTTTTATGACGGCTGGACTAAAGGGTACAACTATGGGTGCGATGGGTATGGCAACTGTGGTCGCTGGAAGGGTCGGCATAGCTCTTGTTTTGTATGGTATTGCAGGATTATTAACTCCAACACCTCCAACACCTGAAAAAACTGAAGATCCTAGAGAATCGTTTAACTTTAGTGGGATCACCAATACAAATGCTGCTGGTGTTCCTGTCCCTATTGTTTTGGGACGTACAATAACAGGAAGCGTTGTTGTCAGCGCAGGTATTGATACCGTTCAGGTAGACACATGACTACAACAATTATTGGTGCTGGTGGTGGTGGAAAGGGTGACAAAGGCAGCAACAGAACTCCACGTACTGCTAGAGATAGTTTAGATAGCAGAGAATTTGCAAACGTCACGGAAGTAATAGCAGAAGGGCCAATAGAAGGTCTTGCTAATGGATTGCAATCTGTTTTCTTAAACGATACTGCTCTTCAAAATGCAGATGGAACGTATAACTTTCAAGATGTTGATTTATACGAAAGAACTGGAACGGCAACCCAAGAATTAATTCCTTTAGATTCTTCTCAGTCAACACTATCGGCAACGTCTGTTAACGTTCCCGTTACAAAGAATTTTCCTGTTACAAGAACAATTTCTGACACAAGTGTTGATGCTGTCAGAATAATAATTACAATTCCTAGTTTACAAAAAATAAATAATGAAAATGGAGATACTTTAGGAACAAGTCTTCAATTAAAAATAGCTGTTAAATATACAAATATATCGACAGGAAGTGAGACAGCTTACGATGAAGTTATTGATGACACGATTAGAGGAAGAACAGCCGATGCTTATAACAGACAATACGAAATACGTTTTAAAAAAGCTGCTGGTGAGATAGGAGAAAATTCTACTTATACCGTTAAAATAACAAGAGTTACAGAGGATAGTAATGATCAACTTTTAACAAATGCTTTTAACTGGAGTTCTTTTACGACTGTTAAATTTAATCCTCAAACTTATGCCAATAGTGCATTAATTGGTGTCAGGTTAGATGCACAACAATTTAGCTCAATTCCTTCAAGAAAATATGATATTAAAGGGTTAAAAGTACAGATTCCAACAGGAGTTACAGTTGATAGCGATACAGGAAGAATTATTTATCCAACTAATTTCGTATGGGATGGAACGTTCCAAGCTGCTACATGGACAGCCTGTCCTTCTTGGCTGTTATATGCATTAATGTTGAATACTAGATTTGGACTTGGAGATCATTTTGATAGTTCACAATTAGATAAATGGGCATTTTTCCGTGCCAGTAAATATGCTAATGAAGAAGTTACATATACTTTGGATGGAGTTACAACAAATGAAGCAAGATTTAGTTGTAACGCAACAATTAATTCTACAGATGAAGCTTACAACGTAGTTAATCAACTCCTCTCTGTAATGAGAAGTCAAGGCTTCTGGGAAGATGGAAGTTTAACTATTGCTCAAGATGGTCCTTCTGACCCTGTATATAACTTTAATCAAAGCAATGTAACAGAAGAAGGATTTTCATATACCAATGCAAGTAATAAAAACAAGCCAACAGTTGTTGTTGTTGCTTACTTAGATTTAGTGTTGAAAGATAGAGCTTATGAGGTTGTAAAAGATACGGCAGCAATCGCCAAGAGAGGAGTTGTGAAAAAGAGTGTTACTGCTTTTGCCTGTACCAGCAGAGCGCAAGCTAATAGATTAGGCAAGTGGCTTTTGTATGAAGAAAACAATAGTGAAGTAATTGCTTTTACATCTAATTTAGTTACAGCTCAACTATTAAAACCTGGGCAAATAATTTCTGTAGCTGATCCTGTTAAAGCAGGTTCAAGAAGAGCAGGACGAGTTAGTTCGGCAACAATTAATTCAATTAATATTGATGATGGTGGAGAAGTAAGTAATATTGACCTAGCTAATTCTCCATCATTAAGTGTTGTTTTACCTGATGGAACGTTTGATTCTGGTCATACGATTACAAGCGTTGGTAGTTATTGCAATGGTAATTATTGGGACATAAATTATACAACAGGAGGAGGAACAATTACGGTTGGAAGTGATTTTCAATCAATACCAGAAGCAAATAGTATCTGGGTTGCAGAAAGTTCAGACCTGTTAACTTCTTTATGGAGAGTGATAGGAATTAAAGAAGAAAGTGATTTCTTATATACAATCGAAGCTATTTCACATAATGAAAGTAAGTATGCACATATTGAAAATAATATTGCTTTAACAGCAAGAGATACAACTAACTTAAATGTTATTCCTGCCGCACCTACAAACGTTCAAATATTAGATGTCCCACGTTATGACGGAACAACAACTAAAGAACTTCAATATGAATTAAACGGCAAGATTGCTGTAAAGATCACATTCCACTGGGCGGGTGTTTCAGGTTCAGATCGTTATAGAGTTAGGTGGAGACATGAAGATGATAATTTTACAACTCAAATTGTAAATAACACAACAATTGATTTAATGGATGTAAAAGTTGGAACGTATGCGATACAAGTTTCAAGTATTAGTTCTAGTGGAATATTATTTAGTACACCTGCAATCGGTGAATATGATGTTAAAGGATTACGAGCAAATCCAGATGATATTGTAGGGCTATCAATGGTTCCAATATCTGAAACTTTGGCGGTTTTATCTTGGAAAGAAGTTGCACAATTAGATGTTAAGTTAGGTGGTCGAATTGTTATCAGGCATGACCCTAGAACTTCAGGAGCTAGTTGGCTAACAAGTAATAAAATTGTTGATGGTGTCTCTGGTGCTTCGACTCAAAAACAAGTTCCTTTGTTAGCTGGAACGTATTTTATTAAAGCACAAGATTATTTAGGAAATAAATCAACAAATCCTGCTTCATTTGTTACAACACTACCTGAAACAACAAGACGATTAAACATCAAAACATGGAGTGAAGAAACTGCTTTTGCTGGTGGAAAAGTTAATAGTGGATTAGCTAAGTCAGGTAATAATTTAGTTTTAACTCCTAATCCTTATGTGTCATCTGGATACCATGATCCTTTTTATGTTGACGGGGATGAAGAAGGAGAATATACGTTTGCCACAACTTTTGATTTTGGACATTCTGGAGTTCAATACGACGCAGTATTAAGGAAAGAAGTTATTAGTAATTCAATTGCGGCAACAGGTACAGCATGGGATTCGAGAACTGGTTTATTTGATGCGGCTTCAGGAAAGATAGATGGAACGGTTATTGATGAAGCTAATGTAGATTTATATGTAAGGACAACCCCTGACGATCCAAGTTCGTCACCTACATGGGGATATTGGGCAGAGTTTGAAGCTGCTATTATTAGAGCAAGAGGTGTTCAAGTTAAAGCTGCTATTACTTCAAATAACACAGACGCAAAAGTAACAATTAGCGATTTAGGGGCGACTTTGGATTTACTTCAAAGAACAGATAGTGCTTCTGTTGCTGCTAATACTTCTGCTTCTACTGGGGTTTATAACGTTACTTTTGAAAAAGCTTTTTACGATACTCCACAAGTGCAAGTAACACCGAACACTTCAACTTCAACAAGGAATGTAAGTGTATCTAGTTTAAGTCGGACAGGTTTTACGGCGACAATTAAGGATGGAACGAGTAATGTAGATACAGATTTTATGTTTACTGTGACAGGATTCGGGAGGGCCATCTAATGCCACAAGCAAACCCAAC